TTGTCTTGTTCTGCTGTCATGTCATGCCGCTTTCACTCCCGCCATAATGCTGCTGCCGATTGCGATCAGTTCGTCGCGTGATACGGTTGTGAATTGGCAACGTGGTTTGATGAATGGGCGCCAGATAAATAACAGGCTGCCTTTGCTGTTTCCGTTTTTACCAGGCTTGCCGGTGCCGGCATTGATGAATGACAATCGACCACCGGTGATTAGACGGACTTCATCAACAGACTCGAGCGCCAGGGAAAACCAACCGGTTGACCTTTCCAGCGCTCAAATCTCAGAGATACAAAACGCGGTTGGTAGCGATATCTCACCATCTCTCATCGCAAAGGGTTATTACCTTTACATCGCTGATCCGACGCCTGAGCAACGCGCAGCGCGAACCAGCCCAAGCATGACGCTTTGGTACTGTGATGGCGGCTGTGTGCAGAAACTGACTCTTGCCAGCATTGAAGTTCAATAGGAGCAAATAAATGTCTAATACGATTACCAGTGCTGACGCTACGTTTGCCCTCACTGTTACTAACTTATACCCGAGCGCTCAAGTGCTTCAAGGGTATGCAGCGGATGCCATGTTTGCGCTGGGTGACACTGAGATGGCGGTGTCTGTCCGTGGTGCTGATGGTAAGTTATCCGGTGGTTATGTGTTCGGTGAATACCTGCAGACCATCACGATCATGCCAGATAGCCCAAGTCGAGAAATTTTCGAAACATGGCAACTAACATCGCAGACGGCCAAGGCTGTTTTCCGCTGCAATGCCACGATCATCCTTCCCGCTATTAGTCGAAAATTTACGCTAACAAACGGAATTTTACAGCGCGTGAAAGCAATTCCAGATGCTAACCGCGTCCTGCAGCAGATGACCTACCAGATTAACTGGGAGACGGTCGTGGGTGAAGCTTACAACGCATAAGGTCAGATATGGCACGCAAAGAACTTTTTTACACGGTAACCGGTAAAGGCCGTGACGCTGGAAAGATGTTTTACATTCAAGAAATGCCGGCTTCTCAGGCTGAGTGGTGGGCGATCCGCGCAGGTCTAGCAATGGCGCGTAGTGGAGTAGAATTGCCGGATAACTTCGCAGATATGGGGATGGCAGGAATGGCTGCAACGGGTATTGGCATGGTTGCCAAGATCCCAGCGGAAGAAGCCAAGCCATTATTAGATGAGTTGATGCAGTGCGTTCAATTCGTTCCAGACCCTAATAATCAAAAGATTACTCGAAAACTAATTGAAGACGACACCGAGGAGGTGGCTACTCGTCTGAAATTACGCTCAGAGGTGTTTAAGTTACACGTGGATTTTTTGCAAGCCGCCGCCGTTTAGATATCCCCCCCATGCTTGGCGACCAAGTAGTTGGTCTAGCCGATTACGTTAATGTACCAAAAACCATTGCTACCGTGCTCTCTTCGGGTAGGGCTTCTCTTACCGAATTGAGCACTACGTTAGGTGTAGAGGATCTATGGTGGTTATTGGAAATTATCACCGTGGATAACTACAACAAAATGGTTATTAACAAAGCTAGCGAGGCCAACTAATGGCAACAGTTATTGATGCATTGGTCGTTACCCTCGGACTTGATTCATCGGGGTTTAAGAAGGGGCAGAAAGAAACCCAAGATGGTTTAAGTAAAACGAGAAAGGAAGCAGAGCAAACGGCGAAGGATATGGAGGCATACGGTAAGCGTGCCTCTTCTTTTTTCGGTTCCATTAGAACTGAATTATTAGCCTTAGTTGGTGTAACGCTTTCAGCAGCAGGGATTAAGTCATTTATTACCAGCATGACCAGCAATCTTCAGGAGTTGGCCGTCAACTCTAAAGCGCTGGATATGTCGGCTAAATCTCTTGATGGGTGGCAGCGTGCAGCGGAAGCTGCGGGCTCTAGCGCTGAAAAAATGACTGGCACATTAAGTGCTTTTCAAAATGTGCTTACGCAGATCCGAACTGGTGGTGGCCAAGATAACCCTCTATTCGCCGCGCTAGCCTCTTTCGGTGGGGCTACAGGGGCGAATTTCGATTATCAAAAAGACAACTCAGAAACCATCATGCGCAAAATTGCGCAGAATTGGGGAAAACTGAGTAAAGATGCTCAACGCCGATTTGGCGGAATGTTCGGTTTTGATAATGCTACCCAGCAAGGATTGGCTAATGGGCAACTGGTAACAGATGCTGATAGGTTCGGGAAGATATCACACGCTACTGACGAGGCAACAAAGAAGGCTCAGGACTTCAATCGTCGGCTAGTCGAGATGAAGCAGAACTTCTCCGCAGCGTCACAGGTTCTTTATTCAGCCCTCATTCCTTATGTAGAAAAGCTAATCCCGCTCATTGAGAAGTTCGGAAACTGGATCGCCACACATGGACCTGAGATAGAAAAGTTTTTTGCAAATACAGCTGATGAAGTTGGCAAAGTAGTTGATGCGGTAGGTGGTTGGCAGAATGCTTTGGAAATCCTTCTGGGCTTCGTAGTTACCAAGTGGGCAGTTGGAATGCTGGGTGCTATTGGCAGCGTAGCAAAAGGTTTTCTATCGATAGGAAAGGCTATTCCATCTGTTGGCATGGTGGCTGGAACCGCAGGTGCGTCGGCGGCTGCGTATTACTCGGAGCCGTATGTGGATAAGGCTCTGAATGGGATGTTTGGTGGTAGCGATTACTTCCAAAGAATTCGTACTGCGGCTAACTGGAGCGATTTCGGAAAAGCCATTCTTGGTGAAGGTGATGCCCAGCATGATTCTAATGGTAATTGGGTAGATAACCGAAATAAGCCGCGGGGAATAAGAAACAACAACCCGGGTAATCTTAACTACGCAGGTCAGGCAGGAGCATCTAAAGAGGCTGGTGAAAACGGCAGGTTTGCTGTTTTCAGTAGCATGACACACGGCGTAGCTGCGCTATACAAACAGTTGCAGCTTTACTTTAAGCGTGGTGTGAACACTATCGAGTCCATAGTCAATAAGTATGCTCCTGCTGGTGACAATAACAATGTTGGTGCCTATATAGCTTCATTAGTTAAAGCAACAGGGAAAGGTGCCAGTGATCAGCTTGATTCAGGGGATACAGAAACAGTATTTAAGCTGATGCGAGGAATTATCAACCATGAAAACGGTAAAGGATATGTTAGTGATACCGACATCATGGGCGGGATACAGCTCGGTGCAGGGACTACTGCAATGCGGAGTTCTCAGTCTGCTGGAGGTGGTAGCAAAACCGAAATCCACATTAGTGAAATGAATATGCAAACGAGCGCCAATAACGTGAATGCCCTTGGTGCTGATGTGCAGAGAAATGTCACTAGAAACAGACTTGTTACGCCAATGGTTTCAGGGCAGGGGTAAGTATGGCTTTTTCTCTCAATGAAACAACGATACTCAGTGCGATAAATAGCGGAAGTCTCCTCTCAGTTGTAAATAGTGTTCTTCATCCGGGCTATGGGATTTATTTCAACGACGGTTCAGGCAAGGCCATAAACCCGACATCATTCCTTGGTGTTGAATATGGTGCCGATGCCTCTGTTGTATCGGCACCGATTGAGCAGGGGTCTTATAGCTCTTATAACAAAGTTAAGCGTCCTCCTGTTATCCGGGTTTTATTTACGCTTGAGGGTTGGTCTGGATATTCAGGATCGCTTCCTAATCTGACAAATCTTTCACTAACCAGTATTACTGACATGCTCGGTGCGCTTGATGAAATGGTTAATAGTTCCGTCACTTATGACATAGAAACACCAGATACGACATACGAAAAGTATGACTTGGTTCGCTATAACTATAGAAAGTCAGATCGCGATGTCACACTGCTAACTGTTGAAGCGATATTCCAGTCAATCCTTGAAGAAGCGTCAGTCACGCTGACCAGCACAACAGCAACCAACAACACCTCAAACAATCAGAACAGTAAGGCGTCTAGCGTTACGACCGAAAAGGTAAACTCATCGGCCAGTGATTCCACGCTTGATGATGTAAAAGGGGCCCTGTCTGGACTGAAAGAATCATTATCAAGTGCTGCAACTACCGTTGCGTCTTCAGTATCTACCGCCGTCAGTGGCGCAACATCTGGCGCGACTAGTTCTATTAATGGCGCTGCTACAAGTGCAATTAATAAGTTGTCTGAGACTGTTACAGAGCTTGTATCGGGGCTTTCATAATGCAAAACATTACGCTCAAACCAATAAAGGCTCAGGAAGTTAACGTGAAGCTTGGAGGTCAGAACGTGTTGCTCAGGATAGTGCAGCGAACTACTGGTCTATATATGGATATTGCGCTTGAAAAGGTATGGATTGCCCAAGGTGTTCCCTGCCTAAACTGCAATAAAATAGTTCGTTATCCCTACTTGGGATTTCGAGGAGAGATTTTTTTTGCTGATACAAAAGGAAGCCTAGACCCCTACTACGATGAGCTTGGTGGACGTTTTCAACTTTTCTATGCCAGTGCAGAGGAAATGGAGCGGGCATCATGACGTATAAGTTACGCAGCTTAAAGTTTCAGTTCACATTAAAAGAAGGTGCTTTTGATGAGGATGGAAGCGACGTTCTAACAATTGACAACATCAAGGCTGAGATTGAGGTAGGGGCATACGGTGGTATATCAGGAACATCTCTAGAGGCTAGGGTATATGGCCTTGGCGCTGATCGCATGTCATTGCTTAGTTATAAAGGAATTCAATATAACGGAGCCAAGCAAAACATGGTGAAGATATGGGCTGATGACGACCCCATATTCTATGGAGCAATCACTAACTGCTTTGCTGACATGAATCAAATGCCAGATGCCCCTTTAATTATCAGCGCATTCGCTACTGGTTTTGATCAGTCAGTTGCGGCCCCTCCGTTTAGTGCTGAGGGTGATACAAGTGTTTCAGAAATTATCACTGCGATCGCGAAAGCAATCGACTATACAGTTGTTAATAGCGGGGTTACCGCTAAGCTTTCAAACCCATATTTTGAAGGTAACCCTATATCCCAAATACTGCAGTGTGCTAATGCAGCCGGAATTGAAATAGATTTCCGGCTTGGCGTTGTATATATCTGGCCACAGAACGGGTCAGTAGATGATGTTATGCCACATGTGTCACCTGAAAACGGAATGATAGGGTATCCAGTATTCAGCAATTATGGTCTCAACTTCTCATGTCAATATAGCAACCTAATACTTAGGGGAAGGAAGGTGAGCATCAAGACATCGCTACCGAATGCAAGTGGGATTTATACAGTTCAATCAGCAGTTCATCACCTTTCAACATGGTCTGAAGGTGGGCCATGGATGACGATTGCCTATGCTTCGATTGGCGAACTAACAGAGGTGAGACAGTAAATGGCTAACCTTTTCACGACAAGGCCACAAGACACATCAACAGAAGCAAATACTCAGAACTTCATGATGAGGCAGTTTCTCATGGGGAACTATTTCACCACGTTAGCCCTTGTTGACGACGTTGATGAAGAAGGAGAGGTTGTCACGGTGATTCCTATGATTGAGGGTTTTACAGGCGGTGGGAACAAAATTTCAAAATCTCCCATATATGGCGTACCTGTCTGGCGACTTCAACGCGGAAATAGCGCGGTAATCATGCCACCAGTAAAGGGAGATATCGGGTTAATTGCGATTTGCGATAGAGACATCAGTGCAATTAAAGCCACGAAGAAACCTTCTCTACCGGCATCCAACCGTATTCACAGTTACGCAGATGCGATTTATTTAGGCGGAGTATTAAACTCCGATCCTACACAGTATGTGAAGTTTAGCGATGATGGGATCGACATTGTTTCTCCGCTGGTTGTATCTGTGAGTGGGAAAACAGTGATTGTGAATGGAGAAGAGAAGATATCTCTAAATTCTCCGGTCATTGAAGCCAATGGACAGCTAACGCAAGGTTCTGGTAGCTACGCTGGTGACGCAGTATTTGGTGGCACGATCACCGCCACCGGTGAAATAACAGGGAGTGGAATTAAGCTTTCTACACATAGCCATGGCGGTGTGGAGCGAGGAAGCTCCAATACAGACTCTCCTAATCCATAACCCGCTTCGGCGGGTTTTTTATTGCCAGGAGTAAAAATGTTCACTCGTTCATTCTTGCTTGATACAGAGAGTTGGGATCTTTCTTTAGATGAAACTGGGAGCATCGCTAGAGCAGAGAATCCTTATGCAGTAGCACAAGATGCAGCATGTGCATGTAGTACGTTTCTTGGTGAGTGTTGGTATGACACTAGTCTTGGTATCCCATATTACCAAAGAATATTAGGTCACTGGCCGGGCACTCAGTTAATTAATACCAAGTTAGCATCTGAAGCCAAAAAACTTCCCTACGTACAGTCGGCATTTTGCACTGTGACGGTAGCGAACTCTGATCGCACCGCAACTGGCGTCATGACGATTACAGACACCAATAACATTCAAAGCATAATTGAACTTTGAGGCTTTCATGGCAGAACCAGTAGTAGTGACCACCTCGGTTCCATCTGTGACGATATCTGATACAGGGTTAGCTGTACCTGATGAATTGGATATTCTTAATGGCAGACTAACCGATTTAGACACGGCCATGGGTGGAGGAATGAGCAAAAGCCTTACAACACCCCAAGGCCAAATAGCGCAAAGCGATACAGCAATCATTGCGGCTACCAACGACCTCCTTCTTGATATCGTTAACAATATTAACCCTGATTACGCTACCGGACGTTTTCAGGACGCCATTGGACAGATTTACTTTATCGACAGAATTCCCGCAGTAGGAACCACGGTTACCGCAACGTGTACCGGTCTTGTTGGTACAGTCATCCCTGCAGGCAGTATTGCAATGGATGCCAGCGGATATCTTTATTACTCACTTGCTGACGCGACAATCCCATCATCAGGATCAGTGAACGTTGTTTTCCAGAATCAAGCGACTGGCCCGATAGCATGTCCTATCGGAGCACTAAACACAATATACCGAGCGATATCAGGCTGGTCAGGAATTACGAACGCGACGGCTGGTGTGCCTGGTAACGAAGTAGAGAGTAGAGCTAATTTCGAATACCGCAGAAAACAGTCGGTAGCCGGAAATGCGAACAATCAACTGGGTGCCATTTATGCCAACGTGCTAGCAGTCGCTGGCGTAACCGATGCGTACGTTACACAGAACAATACCGGTGCAGCAGTAACCAAGGGGGCCACGAACTTCACATTAGACGCACATTCGCTGTATGTGTGTGTTTATGGCGGAGGTCAGCAAGACATTGCCAACGCAATATTTAAGAAGCTAAATCCGGGTCCATCCATGATGGGTAATACGTCGTATACGGTCTATGACGACGTTAACTATGTGCAACCCTATCCAGACTATGAGATTAAGTGGCAAACGCCTACAGCGGTAAATGTGTACGTAAAAGTTGAGCTTGCTGACAATAACTTCATGCCGAGTGATATCTCTGTGAGAGTTCAGTCCGCCGTCCTTGCAGCATTTAATGGCGAGGACGGTGGAACCAGAGCTAGGATCGGCTCAACAATATACGCAGGTCGTTATTATGCTGGCGTGACGGCTATTGACCCTGAAAACGTCGATATCTATGGCATAACATTAAGCAGAGATGGGACGACATTCTCAACATCGCTCTCATTCGGTATTGATGAAGTACCAACACTAGACACTTCAAATATAACGGTGACTCTCACATGATAAATGTTGCCGATACAATACTTACTCAATATGCAGATAGCCCAAAATTAAAATCGATGATCTACTCGTTCAATGAAGCAGTTGGTATTGATGGTTTCATTGATGATTTCTACGACATGATCTGGAATATAGAAACATGCGGTACTTATGGTCTGGATGTGTGGGGGAAAATTGTTGTAGTTAGTAGATTGCTCACGGTAACAGAAAATAAAATTTACTTCGGATTTGGTGAGGCAAAATCTCAGGTTCCACTAATAGATGATCCTCAGCCTTTTAATCAGGCTCCGTTTTATAACGGTAACCAACTCACATCTACAGTCTCATTATCAAATGATGTTTATAGAAAGCTAATTATGATGAAGGCTGCAGCAAACATTTCTGATTGCACCATATCAAATATGAACAAGTTATTAATGTTTATGTTTGGTGAAAGAGGCAGATGCTACGTCAGGAATGATGGTGAGATGGTGATGAGCTATGTTTTTGAGTTTTCACTTTCAACAGCAGAGCTTGCAATTGTGCAAAGCTCAGGCGCACTTCCTTCCCCTGTAGGGGTGACTGTAAACATTGTCCAGCAGGTATAGCATGAACTCTTCAAATACCCCACCTAGGATAGTTAAGGCCTTTGGTGTTAACGGGGATAAGAATACGATCCCAACTGAATCAACTCAATCAACTGACAGTAATGGTGTTGCCACTTTTAACAGAGGCTTTCCACCAATAACTATGCAACCATTGAGTGCAGGTGGCATACCACCATCAGGGATGGATATGAACGGGGTTCTTTATTCAGTCACCCTGCAGCAGCAATGGTATAACGCAGGGATGACATACCCGTTTAACCAAGACTTTTCTGATGCTATTAATGGTTACCCAAAAGGCGCAATAGTTCCAAGTTCACCTAAAACAGGGCAATGGCTTAATTTAAACGAAGGGAATACAACGCAGCCTGAATCACCAAATGGACAAACAACAGGATGGGTTCCTATAAATAATTATGGGGTAAGTCAGATATCAATAACATCAAACAGTGTTGTTATGTCATCTTTGCAGGCAGCAAAGGACAGGATAATACTTTCAGGAACGTTAACCTCAAATGTAAATCTTATTTTCCCTGCTTGGATAAAGTCGTGGGTTGTTCATAACAACTGTACGGGTAATTTTAATATCACATGTAAGACGTCAGCAGGTAATGGGGTTATTGTTATACCCGGTCTAGTTTCGCGGATTTTCTGTGATGGTGTAAATATTAGTGATGAAACATACAATCCTAATAACGACATGGTTGGAATGATTGCCTCATTCATTATGAATAGTGCCCCAGAGGGATGGCTTGTTGCGGATGGCTCACCTGTTAGCCGAACGACATACGCTAGGCTCTTTTCAAGAATAGGAACTCTATACGGATCAGGAAATGGAAGCACAACATTTAACCTTCCTGATATGCGTGGTGAGTTCATTCGTGGATTTGATGCTGGGCGGGGAGTTGATGCAGGGCGTGTATTTGGCTCATGGCAAAAAGGTTCGGTAATAGTCGGAGACGATGGGGTAGGAACAGTAACCGTTGCGTCATCAAACGTGGCAGATAAAAGAGCCCTTGGGCTCGATCTTGGTGGGTCAGAAACATATCAAATATCAACAGTAAACGGTGAGTCTCAATCGCGCGGAAATCAATATTTTGGATACTCCCGCCCGAGAAATAATTCGTTTCTATTCTGCGTTAAATACTGAGGCTAAATAATGTCATTCTCTGAAACTAAACAAGCACAAAAATATGCCTCTATTGCAGAGGTAGCCGCGGCACAATGTAAGGAATATACAGACCAAGCTAGAAAGGCCCCTGAATACACGGATCAGGCGAAAGAGTATGCCGAGAGCGCACTAGATTCCAAAAACTCCGCTGCTCAATCAGCAGGTTTGGCGAGAGAATATGAAAATGGAGCTGCGGGAAATGCATCATCTGCTCAAGACTCAGCAAATAGCGCGCTAACAAGTGAAGGTAATGCCGAGGCATATGCGAACGCTGCCTCCAGTTCAGCAGCTTCGGCGTCTCAGAGCGCACAGAGTGCAGAAGAAAGCGCGGGTATCGCTAGCGGCGCAGTGAGCAAAACATTGCGCGTATCTGACGTTGACCTCACCCCTCTACCAAATAAAGACCAAAGAGCAGGTAAAGTCATAACTTTTGACGTTGGTGGCAATGTTTCGTTAGCGACTCCTGCATCTGGTTCGGCTGCTGATGTTTTGAATGAGTTAGCCGAAGATAGTGGCTCCTCGCTTATCGGCTCTCCGTATGGAACGCTTGAAGAGGTTGCAACTGATGTTCAGAATAAAATATCAGGAGCATATAGCTTTGCTGCAGGAGCAACACTGACATCAACAAAAGACTTCATCTACGACCAAGCAAGTAATGCATATTACTACTGGACTGGGACATATGGAAAAGTGGTCCCAGCAAACTCTTCACCAGAAGACACTGGCGGGATTGGAAGTGGGGCTTGGTCGGTAGTCGGTGACGTTGTATTACGTAATTCACTAGCATCAACCTCTGGGGCCTCAATGATCGGCGTAATGCCACATGGAACTCTTCAGGATGCTATGAAGTGGGTAACGCCAGAGATGTTCTCAGGTGCTAATGATTCAGAGAAATTACAAGCAGCGGTTAACTACGCAGCAGCTAATAAATTAAAATTAGTCGCGAGTGGGACATA